CTCAATAGACCTCCATGTTCATATACATTCTTATTATAGCGATTTTGTATGATTTTATCAGTGACAGTGCTTAGGTTATTTGAAGCATTATATTTTTAAATAAACCTTAAAGTTAACAACTAGGATACATTAGTTATTTTTCACAGTATTTTTATAAATTTTACGCTTTGCATTTATACTTTTTTGCTACGCTGGTTATGGGACTTTTATTGAAAAAATTAATGATAAAAGGAGATATAATTTCATGATAAAAAAAGAACTCGTAGAAATTTATACTAACGGCTTAGAAGAAACATTTTCAGTAGGATATGTCCTTGAAGAAAATGAAAATTTCATTATATTTAAGTCTATTGATGAAAAAGGTGTACTAGACAGTTACCAATTAAGGAATAAGGAATACATTGTAGAAACTTGTAATCAATCAAAATACCTTGAATTAATCGATAATTATATTTTACAAAGCAAAGAACATGGCATGTTTAATCCATTTAATATTGAAAATACATTCCATTTATCTTCAGATTTGCAAGATTTAATTACATTAAACTCAATGATAACAATCGTTATGCAAGATAGCATTGAATTAATCATTGGACGTGTAACCGAAGTACAGGAAAATATCATAAAAGTAAAAGTTTTAGATTTTAATTCCTTAGAGTTTACAGATGTTGACCAAATTTATATATCAGACATTGTAGCGATTGATTTAGTAAGTGTAGAAAATAAATTACTTGAAAACTATTTAAATGCGTAGTTTTTTGTAGCTGAGAGTAAGTTTATGGAAATGCGAATAAAAAAGAACGCTGATATATCAACGTTCTAGAGTAATTTAATTAATCAGAATTAAACTGATTTTTAATTTTGTATGGAGAGTGAGGGACTACCCAATTGCCTTAAAACAAGTGATTGAGTAGTCTTTTTGTCCATACGTTGACCAAAATTTAATTTTCTTTTGATTCAAGTTGCTTTTGATAATTGTATAGTTTTTCTGCTGTATCAAAACTTAATTTTTCAATAGTTCTCTCGCCACGTCTTATTTTTCTTATGTTCGCTGGATCAACATGTGCGTTTTTTCCAATTTCCGAAGCTGATAAATTAGAATGAATTAATTTTTTCACTGTATCTATTAACATTTGATATGGATAGACTAGGTAATTTTCTTATTTTAAAATTAGATATAAAGCAAATGCTAAAGCAGCTATGCCTATTGTGTAATTTAAAGCGATCTTTATTTTTGTTTTAGTTGAATTTGTCATATTAACCACCTCATAATATAATGTGAGGGAGGGGGAGCCCCTCTCTCTAGAATAACCATTTAATTATCGAGACAAGTGTCGCAAAGCCTATACAGTAGTTTCGGAAAATTTCACTTTTAGCTTTAGCGATGTTTGTCTCTTTTTCTCTTTTTTCTAGCCTATCCATGTCCCACCTCCTTACTACAATACTTATTATACAGGTCAATTGACCTTTTGTCTATAGTTTTTTAAAAATTTTTTTATAAAAAATAAGACGGCTTGTCGGCCGCCTTAAATCTCTTTTTCATTTCTTATATAATACTCTTTGCTTGTGTGTAGATGTTCATCTTTAACACAAAAACTAATGACTTCTGATAATTTTATATTTTTTGTTTTTTTATCATTTTTGTAAATGGTAAAAAGCGTGCTTTCATTTTCTTCTTTTAAAATGTTTTGTAAATATTGGGCATAACTATCTAATATATTATCTCCTTCTAATTTCAGAGTGTCTGATGAATTATTTTCTTTTAAATTTGTTGTTTGAAAACCTAAAGTTTTACCATTAACACCAAAATACAGAACTTTTACCTTTTTCATATATATGTGTCTCCTAACTTATTTTTAGATTTTTATACATATAATATAACACAAAAAAAGAGGCAACCGTCAGCAACAGTTACCTCAAGTACACTCCACAGATGTGTACCGCAATTTCAATTTTATTATACCATATTTATACTAGAAAAACCACCCAGTGACATGTGTGGATGGTTTAAAAATAAACGGTGCAGTCAGATTCTTATCACTTAGCGTTAGCAAGTCCTCTGCACATAATAAAACATACATACCAAATGATATTATGCCAGTGTTGAACACTGTTTCCTCATTACTATTATAACATAAAAAAAGAGGGCAGTCGATAAGACTACCCGTTTAAAAATTATTTATACTCTTCTTCAACATCAATAGTGTCTTTATGCACCCATCCGTTGTTGCTAGGTGAATATGTGCGACACCAAACATTTCCTTGCGGGTCTTCTATTTCCTCATAAATATAAACTAATGTACCCGCTTCAACAACATCAATTTCATTTGCAAAGCTGTAATTATCAAAGCTGCTTCCTGCACGTTCTCGTAATGATGCATCATATTTGATTGTACCACTGTAATATGGTTCTTCTGACCATACTTTCACACGAGTACAACCTACTGGTTTTTTCTCAATAACATCATCTTTTTCCGGTTTATCAATAATAACATCTGTGTCTTGACTATCACCACTGTCCATATATTTTTGTACTAGATTATCGATTACATCTATATCATCACGTCCATAACCACAAGCTTCTAATGCATTACCAGGGTCTTGCTTGTCTGCTTGTATATCTTGATGACCGGGACACTTATTCCAATGATCAATATCCCACGAGTCAAATAACACTGCAAATACACGTGCAAAGTTGTCTAAAGCTTTTAATGAACGGTCAGTATCATCTGCAAAGTAACATAATTCGCCACCAAATGCAGCATCATTTGCATCATCTCCGAAATAGTAATTGTCTGTAGGTGTATCATAAAGTACATGCCATGCCTTTTCGTCTAATGGCACACAAATAATACATTCTTTATCATCTACAAAGAAATGAGCCGAAGCGGTAGAAGCCCAATCTATATCATAAGTATTTTTATAATAATCAACGTTTTGTTGTGCTGTACTTCCAGGATTACCTGTGTCATGATATACCGCAAAAATAGCGTTACCTGTATCTAATTTTTGTCCTGTTCGTCTTGTCCCATATGGTAAAAAATCAGTATATACTGGTACGCCATTCCATTCTCCTAAATATTCTTTTGTCATATTAATAACCTCTTTCTAAATATTATTTATATTTGTCATAAATAAAGTATTCTCCTGACAACCCAATTTTGTTATATAATTCACTAATAATTTGAGCTTGTATTTTAGCCCATGATATATCTGTTGCATATTGATGATTTCCTGGTTTTAAAGGGTTCCATCTCATTCGATATAATGTATTTTGCCCTACGTCAAAATATGATCTCCCAACAAATTTAGCGCCACCCTTTATTGCACTTTCCGGGGTTGTCCATCCCTGATTACGTGCAAATGTTATAGCATTAGAAGTATTAGAATCAAATGCACCTATGCCAAAATAGTTATATATTCCATAGGTACCACTTGCAAAATTCGAACGACCATAATTACTTTCTAAAAATGCATGAGCAATTAGATATACTTCATTTACTCCGTACGCTTTACAGCCATCTGAAAAAGCCTGACCTTTACCCGACAACGTACCTTTATCACTTAAAATTTGATTTAATTTCGCTACTGGTATTCCTTGATATTTATCTAATTTCAGTAATTGATATTTTTGAACATTGTCATCAAATATTAAATTAGTATCCATTGATTTTCTTGTTTGTTCTCTGCTTGCGTTATACCAACTATATCCATTATTTGTTTGAGGAGGTGGATTAAGTGAAAATTGTATATTAATTGCTTGATTTAAGCTGTATTCACTAAATACCGAATCAACTTTCTGTTCATTATTATTTTTGTTTGAATACTCTTTGTTATCAACAGTTTTAACGTCTTTAACGATTGTTTTGATTCTTACCTTTTCTATAATATCTTTAGGTATGCTATTCAAGTATTTATCTTTATCAGCATACAGTTTAAATAATTCATCTTTGACTTTTACTAAGCCATTTTGATTAATCTTCACGTCAGCTATAATGTCATATTTAGAATGTAATTCTATCGTTCTCCAAGCTTTACTATCTACTAACACATCGTTATCTTTTAATTTAAATCGCTCCATTATTTTATTTATCTGTCTAATCGCTTCTATTTCATTAATTTTGAACATATCATTTGAAGCGTCTTCTCCCTCACAAACACTTACAACTATTGCATTATCATAGCCAAAAACATTATGTGTAAAAGGCTTACAAAACCACACATTAAATCTATCCACAAAAATATGAGGTATTTTTTTGTAATTTAATTTTTTTCTATAATGATACATATCTAATGTGCTTAACACAGTGTTGACATTTTTTATAACTACTTTTTTAGGGGTATTGAAAGCTTTACTTTGATAATCATCAATGAAATGAATAAATTCATTAGCATTTTTATAGTCAATTCCTGATATAGTAAAGTAAATTTTATTTATTTCTTTATATACAACTTTATTACTCTCTGCTTTTATTTTGTTTTCAGCAACTTCATCAACTTTTTTCTCGACTGGTCTCGGTTCTTCTTTATAAGCAGGTCTAATAAAATGTGTAACACCAAAGTAAGTATGCTTTACTTTTGCTGCGGGACTTCCTGAATATTCATTACTATTAAACCAGTTTTGATCCACACCATAAAAATAATCTTTAGTTGCTGGACCAATTACTATGTCCGTATGTCCCCATACATTCCAATTATAATTACCTTGTGTCCAAACACCGATATCTCCAGGTAATGGCACAAAATCCTCGGTATTCCTAAGCACCTTAAATCCTGGTGGAAAATGATAATAAACCATATCGCGAGCATTTCCTGGTGTCCTAAATCCCCAATACCTATTAAATAAATAATTAGGTAAATCCCAACATTGTGCACCATAACCAGACCCTGGAACATCAATTCTTTGACCAATTATACTTTCAGCCCAATTTACAACTTCAGACGCTGTAGGTTTTCTATCAGTTGGTAAAGCCATCTAATACTCAACTCACTTATTTTCTAAATCATTATTAATTTTCAATCTTTGTTTCAATTGTTCAGGTATAGGTATGCCTAATTCTGTAGCATTTTCAAGTATGCTTGTTGCTTCACCTATAATGAAAAACAAAACAGTCCCATTAACAAGCATTCCATGCAACTGAAAGATAATATCTAGCGCATTTGCTACGATAATCACACATAAAAATGCTATTTTTTTCACATATCCTAACATCGCTCTTTTGCTCATAAGCTTACCTTGACCAAACGCTTTTAGCATGCCAGTAATAACATCTGCAAGAATGAGTAATATTAAAAAATACACTAAGATTTTATTACCTGAATAAATCAAACTCATAAAGTCATCTACTTCAACATTGTATTTATCTGTTATATTCGTCATTTCATCATCTCTTTCCTATATAAAAAAGACTACCTATACAGGTAGCCTCTCATCTTAATAAATTCCCCAAATCGCCGTTATCGCAGAATCAGAATCCACAGCTTGACCTTCGTCTGTAGAAACCAACGCCCTAATAACATTTATGCGCTTGTCGTCTTTAAACAAAACAGCAATTTCATCAAGATAGCCGTTTTTAAACCCACCATCGTTAGATCTTAATCCAATGTTGTTAAAATAAAGTGTTTCTCCGTTATCCGGAACCGTAATAAATTTCGTTTCATGTCTATTCGTACTGAAAGTTATGTTAATAATTAATTGGCCATAATTGTGCACACTATCATTGCAATTTATAACGGCTTCTTTTCCTGCACGTCCTGACCATAATAATATGGGTAATGCTGATTTCCATCTGCCAAATAAATTACCTTTGTATTTTTCGATTGACATACCAGTACCTAAAATAGAAAACATGCCATTATTCTCATCTTTCATAAGCGCTTGAATATAACCATTTGAATTTCCGCTGTTTCTATATGGCATATTTTGAGTTGTTGAATCAAAATAATAAAATCCAGATTTAGTAATAGTAGAAACATCAGATAATACGCCTGGCAATGGTTTATTATCTAATTTAGCTTCAGCAATATCTTGTACATTTTTAGCTACACTTTGTCTTATACCATTGATTGCATCTGTAAACGCTGCTACTTGATTTGAAAGTGTACCAATATTATTATCTAATTCATCACGTGTGATTAATTTATTACTTTTTACCGCTTCTTGTAACAGATCTAATTGAAGTTTCAAAGCTTTAGCGGTTTCAACTTGACTATCAATTTTAGAGCCTGTGGCCTCTGCTTTTGATTTTAATTCTTCGATACCTGATTCTACAGTACTTCGAAGTCTGTCTAATTCTTTTTGATACTCTGTAAAGTAATTTTCTGAATTAATACCAAATTCAACATAATTAGGTAATACATTAATTCGTATCTCTAAAGTTGAATCTGTTTGTTCACCTCTTTTTAATTTGAAAAATGCTTGTTGATATTCTCCTTCTGCCGTGCTGGCTTGTTGAGGGAACGTATATCTGAATACACCATTTTTTGCATCTAATACAATTGCTCCTTTGGTGTCTATAATTTTTGTACCATCCGGTTTAACTCCTTCAAAAACCGGAGTTAAGCCAGTTAAATTGTATGGATATCCATTAGACCATACAACAATTGTAACTGTCTTTAATCCTCCATCACCAACACGAGTAATTAAATATTGTTGTTTTTCTTGTTGTGTGCCTTGCTTAGTAATATCATAAAATAAATCTTGGTTAGCCATTCATGTTGCCCCTTTCTTTATCCATAAAAATAATAATAATTTTGCAGTAGTTTATACATAATTACTTCGTGAATTAATTCATTAGGATGAAGTCCGTCAGGCATACACTTCTTTCTAAAACCAGGGTTGTACGGATCCATTATATCTGTATGATACGCATCAAAAACTGGTATATCTAATTCAGTACAAGCAATAACTTGAGCATTTACATAATCTTCTAACGTTAAACCTAACGCATTCTTGTCTGTATCTCGACGTCTTATTTCTTTGTTTCGTGATGGTAATTGTCTTGTAGCTGTCATACAAATTATTTTGACATCTTTATTATTTATTTTTAAAAGTTTAACCATTTGATAAAATGAACCATAAAACGTTCTAATATCTGTCTTATCTGTGCCTATTTGAAAATTACTAATCCAATCATCATCTGTGCCCTGCAATATAACTAAATCAGCGTCTCGCACATTAGAAACCTGATTATATACATTATTACTACTTCTTATCGAGAAACAAGCACCACTTACCGATAAATTAGTCATAGATACATTTAGTTTTTCTTGCAAAAACTGGGCGTAACCTTTTGCAGAATGTGCACCCCTTGCGACAGAATCCCCAACACAGTAGATACGTTTAACATCTTTTATTGTCTTAGATACTTTTGAATAATCAAATACGACTGTCCCGTTTTTAGTGACAACTAAATTATTATTTTCTTTACTTTCACTTTTATTATTCTTAAAATCAGTTTTTAAACGTTCATTTAAGCTTTCATGTTTAATGCCTTTTAAATCTGTTGTAGAGTTAATAAAATCTTGAGTTAATTGTAGTGGAGACATTTCAGGTAGCACAATTGATCTAATTTCTTTTTGGAGTTGATCATATTTTTTATTAAACTCTATATCAAACCATGTTTTCACTGTCTTATCATCTATTTTCTTTATTCCTGAAATTTTATCCTGAATTTCCTTAAAATTCTTCTCAACATCTTTTTTAAAATCTTGAAATATTGGTGATAATTTTAATTTCATCATTAGCCTCCTTTAGTATTCTAATATTTCATGCAAGCGTATAAGATATGAACCAGTTGTTCTTGAGCTATTATCCATAACACCAACTAACGAAGTATCCGTAATAATTATGCTTTTATAACAATTTCCTGTTTCAGTAGCGATCATTTCTTTAATTTTAGAGCTAGCATGTCTAATATGGTATTTAGGTATATGCTGATAATGATATAAATCATCCTTTTTATCTAAACGCCATACCAAAACAATACCTGTTTTGCATTCTGATAATGGTTTAGGTAAATTTATTTTTTGATTTGCATCTGGCCATAAATTCAAATTATTCAACAAAATCATATTATTAACTTCTAAATCGTGATTTATGTTCAAACTATCTAGTTTTTGCTTATCTTCTGCAGTCATTAATCCATTGTCTGTTGAAGTCGCTGCTGTTATTGGATTATTAACAAGCAAATCTAGGTGTTTCTTATCTTCTTTTGACATAAGTCCGTTTTGAGTTTCTGATGCTTCTGTAAGCTCACTTAAATGATCTAGTTTCGCTTTATCTTCTGCTGTCATTAGTCCAGCTCTTTCAAAAGTAGCTAAGTCTAAACCATCAACAGCTTTTAAATGTGTTCTAATATAAACTTCTTCATTATTAAACGTAATCGTTCTAATTTTACTAATGGTCATTTACATTCACATCCATATAAAAAACAGACCCTAATTGATTAGCATCCGTTTTACTTAATGTATTTAATTTAATTTTATCTTCTTTAGACATTAAACCATTTGCAACTTCAGATGCAGCAGGTAATATAGACATATTTAATCCATTACCGTCAATGATTGTTTGATAATTAATACCACCATCTGAGCTTATTTCTATACCTTTATTTTTAGTTAAAGCTACGATTAGTAATTTATCGATAATTTTTATACCATTACCATCAATAGTTAAAGCATTAGACATGTCAATTAATTTATTAGAACTAGTAATTAAGTTATTAATTCTATCTCTATCATTTTTGTAAGTATATCCACCACTTACTAAACCATTTGTGTAATTCACGCTATTATTTACAAGTGATAAATATCTTTCTTGTCGCTTATAATCACCTAGAGTAGCATTTTGAGATATAATTTTATTATTTATATCACGTTTAGTTTTAACTTCAACTATTCTAACTTCATCATCAATACTTAATGTATTATCTTTAACAGGTACTAAATCTCCAACTTTAGGAATAGCTTTAGGAAATTCTTCTTGCAAACTTATAAAATTAAGAGATAATGATGTTTTCAAAGAATTATTGACTAAATCTATTAGCTTTTTTCTTAATACTTTTTCATCTTTAATTTTTCCATCTTTAATGGGTGGTGCTTCATATTTACCTATGACATCAGCTAATGGATGCTTAAAGAACATTTGCAATCCAGCTTCTTGAAACCTATTATTATTGTCATAATCTCCAAAACCTCGTGCATATGTGTAAAATTCATTTGAATCTTCCTCAAGCTTAAAATCCAAAGCATTAGTTCCATTTTTAATATAATAATCTGCATATCTATAAACTTTTTGTTTTAAAACAAATGTTGCTGTATGTGAATCGAATTCAAATTCTAAACCATATCTTTGCAAACCTTTTTTGAATGTTTCCAGTCTAGTATCCCCATCTCCACCATTTTCCCAGTTTAATGCATAAACATTATCTAAAATTTGAAATTGGTAACCAGAACCTTTAAATACAATATCAAAGTAACTACTAGCTGTATAACTTCCGGATATATTATCATAAATCCGACTGCCTTTTAAATCATCAATTTGCTTTTCTTTTGCTACGATTGATACTTTTGAATAAATTGAATTAGATTCCTTTTGAACAATAGTCACTACATAAATTCTTTCATCACTACTACCCGCTATGTTAGTTATTTTCCATTTTTTAGATATTGCATTTACAATTTTTCCATTTTGTTCTGTTTCTACAAATTCAAATTTCAGTTCACTTTCTCCACTTAACTTTTCTGTTAATTCAGTAGGAACTGGTAATATAAAAGCCTCGCCAATATGATTAATTACTTTTACCATATCTATCTACCTACTTACTATAAAATCGCATATCAAATTCAATTCTTTTAACTGATTGGTTTAAAGAGAATTTATTATAACCTGGATAAAATTCTGGCATTTCAATATTCGTATATCTAACAATTGATAATCCATTTTTAGTAATTTCAGTACCATTATATTGAATGACATCTCCAGGAACTAATTTAATATCTTTTATTGTCATTACAGAACCTTTTGACAATGACCAAGAAAATTCAGTCGTGGGTTTTCCAATTACAATTTTCACTTTATTGTACATATTAAATTGATTATTAGGTATTGAACCATGATAATAAACTTCTCCTACTTTTACATTTTCAAATATATATGTTTGTTTATTTTTAACATTTAAATCAATATCCATATCTGAAGACCATTCTGTATTTAATAGTTGTTTATTTAAATTTAGGCTTGTTGATACTGATTCGGCAAAAGGAAGTTTTGTAGTTTCAAATTCTAATTCTACATTACACTTAAAATGTTTCTGCTTAGGATTTAACACATTAGTAAGTTTTACTAAATATCTTTTTGCTGAAACGTATTCATCTACAATATCCTCAACAATTGGATTTTGATAGTCATCAACTTCTTGATAATCTTCAGCTAATGTATTTTTAAATTGATAGCTGTTTTTGTTGAACTTTCTTAATTCTCTAATCCAAAATGGTTGGGTGTCTTGAACAAGTTCATACAAAAGATTTCTTTGAATTGTATAATCCACATTATCTTCAGCAATAAAAAAGACAGGTACCATGATTTTACGCTTATGATAGACACTATTAATAAGATGTCTACCATGTATACCTTCGAAATCTTGATACTTGTCGTTCATCTCTATCCGTTCAACTATGACATCAGAAACTTGAATTTTAAAGTCTGACAGTCTATAAGTTGTACCATTCAATTTTGTAATTTCAATATCCAACTAACTTGCCTCCTTTAAAATTCAAAAATTGAGTTTCTCATAGCGTTTCTATCATTAACAATACTTGTTAAAGCATCGTTATCAATATTCATTTCAATCCTAACAGTTTTTTTATGAGGATTAATATCGAATGTATGCGTATGTTGTACCATTGAATTAATATTGCCATCCAAATTGCTAAAGTTTCCTACAACATCATCAATTTTTGGTGCTGTGAGATTAGGATTAAACACATTTGTCATTTTATCTGCTACATTTTTAATAGAACTTACCACAGAACCTGATAATTGATCTATACCAACAATTAGTCCTAACATAGTAAATCGACCGAATGATTTAAATACTTTCGATGGTGAAGCAATACCTAATAAGTTTTTTGCTGCATCTATAGCATCACCTACAACACCTTCAACCTTTTCAATTAGTTTACGCCCCATTGAAGCTACACCGTCAATTAATCCCATAATCAAATCTTTACCTGCGCTCAGAAAATCTTTTGCAAAGTTTTTCACAGTGTTTAATGCATTTGTCACTTTTTCTTTAATATTGTTGAAAAATTCTACCATTTTTTCCCTAACTGTAGATACAATTTGACTAAATTTTGAGGATATAGTTGACCATATTTGTTGAGCTGTAGATACTACAAAATGATAAGCTGAAACAATTTTTTCTACTATAGTTTGTTTTAAAAAATCCCATAAAGTTCGTGCAATATTAACAATACCACGCCAAATTCCGCCTAATATTGCCATCAATCCATTGAATAACGCTGATGCAATAGTAACTATTGCGTTCCATATTGTTGAACCAATAGTTTGAATCGTTTGCCAAGCACCTGACCAATTACCTGTAATTAATTGCATAATCAACGTAATGATACTTAATACTACTGATATCGCAGTTTGAATGACTGTAGTAATTATTGTCCATACAGTTTGCACAACAATAACAACCATATTCCAACCTGCTTGTATAATAGCTACAATTATATTAATAATCGTCATTAAATATGTTGAAATTCCATTCCATATCGTCATAATTGTATCCATGATGAGCTGATTGTTTTGTTGCCACCACGTAACTAGAACGCCCCAAATAGACATCACAAATGACACTACTGCACCAATTACTGTTGTTACTATTGAAACAATGAAATTCCATGCCATCATTACTGCACTTAATATAGATTGGTTATTCTGTTGCCACCATGATACTAAGGCCCCCCATATTGACATTACAAATGAGGAAATAGCGCTAATCACTGATGAAACTAAAGATACTATAGTATTCCAAACTATTGTGACAGCAGTTTGAATAATTTGTTGATTTTGTTGCCACCATGTTACTAAGGTTCCCCAAACAGTCATTACAAATGAAACAACCGTATTTATAACTGATGAAATAAAAGATACTATAGTATTCCATGCTACCGAAACTGTATTTGATGTAGTTTGTTGCTTTTCTTCCCACCAAGAAACTAATGCGCCCCATGCAGAAATTATGAATGAAGCAATAGCATTCACAACTGTTAAAAATATATTTTTTATTTCATTCCATGCTGAAATAATAGCGTTTCTGAAACCTTCATTTTTATTCCATAAATAGACAAATACTCCTATTAATATGCCAATAACCGCAACAACTGCTAGTACTGGCGCACTAATTGAAGCTAATACACTACCTATTAAAGACAGACCTTGAACAAGTATTGATCCTACTGTACTTAGAACAGTAAATATACCTCTCAGCAAACTAAAGCCACTAATTAAACGAGGGATAAATGTTGCAATTCCAACCAAGTGTGGAACAATAGCCATTAATGAGCCACCAAACATTATTATTACACCAATAATTTGAGCTATTGCAGGGTGTGCTTCAAATAGTTTAGCTACAAAACCTGCTACTGAGTTAAGCACGCTTAAAACAACTGAACCAATTGGAGCCATTGCAGTAACAAAATTTATAAATGCCAAAGCTATATTCGCAACAAGCGAAGCTAATTTAGGTCCATTCTCATTAATGTAATCGATAAATTTCTTAAATCCTTGAGATTGAGCTAAGTTATCAGACCATGTTCTAAATTGACTTGCTAACGTTGCAATAGTATCTAATAAAGAAGATGAATTAGATCCAAAAGCTTTAAAAATATTAATTATCCCCATGAATGTATCTAAAAATATTTTTCCAATAACTGGCAAGTTTGTTTTGATGTAATTAATAAAGTTCGTTATTCCTTCTGAAGTAGATACTTGTGTAGACCAAGCATCAAATTTTTCAGCTAAGCTATCTAACTCTTGAGCTAGAAAAGCAAATAACGGACTAAATTGTGTCAATATACTAGTTAATCCATCACCAAATTTACCTGCAGCACTCAAAATGTTATTAAATACTGATACCCCATCAGAATTTAATGTTTTAAATGCATTTTTAGCTGTTTCTGAAACATTTATCCAAGATAAAAACTTTTGCATTGCTCCTTCTATTGATTGACTCACTCCGCTTATAAATGGTTTTAGTTGGTTTAATGCACTGGTTACTGCTTGAATAGCACTAGACATTGCAGTAAAAATTGCAGTGCTATTACTTTGAATAATACTTTGCCAAGTGTTTTTTAATTGGTTCAAGCTAGTAATATAGGAATTAGTAGCAACAGATGCTCTAATTAAACCATTATTTAGCATTGAAATGGCTGATTTAGCCATTAATCCAAATACTAAAACACCACCAGCAGCTACACCAAATGAACCAGCTAAGCCTAGAGCACCAACACCTACAATTGCAAGAGAGTTACCTATCAATGCAATTAAAGGAATTAAACTAGCAATAATAGGTATTAAAGCTGTAAATGAAGCTATAATTAGTCCTCTAATAACATTACTACCAATTGTACCGAACGTTCTTATCGAAGTTGCCAATTTATCCATTCGTTTATTAAATAAATTACATTTTTCATTTAAATCATCTAACGCCTTACTAAACACATTAGTGTCTGTCTCAGGTTTAACTTTTATTCTATTAGGAATACTTTTAAGCACTTTTTTAAATAGAAACACTTTAGCTATACCTGCAGCGGTTTCAACTTGAACTCTAGTTTTAGCTTGTTTTCCGTTTAATTTTCTTATAATTTGGTTTACTTGTGCAGCTTTTAAAATAAATAATTTATCCGATAAGTTCACTGCTGTATTAATACGCTTATTATCTAATATATTAGCAATTGTCTTATAATGATTTAATTTATTAATTGCATCATTAGTGTTAGCAATTACTTTGGTATCAATTTTACTTCCATCTAAACGTTTTAAATCAAAACTAATTTTATTGAGTTTTGATTTAGCTTCACTATCGTCAACTTTAATATTAGGTTTCGCTGTATCTTGATTTAGCTTATTGAAAGCAGTATTAAAATTAGTTACTTTCAAACGTGCCACTTCATCAGAGACATCAATCAATGATTCAATTTTTTTATTATCTAAAACATTGTAAACTTGCTCTAATTGACTAACTTTTGTTAATGCTTGTTGTACATTACTATCAATATCAATAATATGTTTTTCTCTTTCAAAACGTTTAATTGTTTGTTCAGCTTTAGATAACTTTGACTGTAATAATTTATCATTTACCTTTAATATAATATCGTCAATTTTCGAAGCAATTTTATGAAACTTTTCTATCTTTTTTATTGCAGACTCAATTTCATTCTTAAATTTAGAGGTATTCGCCTTCAGTGTCGTGCTTACTGAATAACCTGTGCTTTCACTCATACTCCCACCTCCTATACTTAAGTTTGTTTATTTATTTCTGCAATAACTTCTAACAAAGCATTTTGTTCAGGAGTTACTTCTTCTATTTCATTGCCAAAAACAATTTCTTTACCTTCCATCAATCGTTTATAGTTGTATTCATAATCTATAATGTCGTTCACTGTTTTAAACACATAAGTTTCTTTAGGCTTTTTCTCGGTGCCTATATTTTTAGTTGCAGCAGCATCACGAATAGCAAATGCTAATTTATAAAGTTCATATTCTTTACGTAAAAGATTAAATCTTAATGCATATAAACGATAATTAAATTCGGTTAATGTCATATTATTAATTTCACTAAGGCTTGTCATACCTAAGTCACTCATACAAATAATAACAATCCTATCATAGGTCATTTTCACATTATTATTTTCTGTTTGTTTTACTTCGTTACTAGGTCTTGGGTTAAAGGTTTGTTTCCCAATTCATCAATTAGTAGTTTTCCAAATTTCTTAAATGAACCATGTTCATTAATAATCTCATTTAAAACTTTTTCGAGATCTTCTTCAGTTTTAGGACTTCCTTTTTGTCCTTTGGTACAAGCTTTAATAATTTTAGCAATAGCTAAAACATTACCTGTTTGAAGTTTAGGTAATAAAGTTTCTAAACCTTCACCTAAATTAATTTCACGAACTTCATATCCTAAAGCTTTATCAATTGCATTAAGCTCACCTAAACCAAATTTTAATTCTAATTCATATTTATCATTTTTTACTGTGATCATATTTACACCATCCTATTAAAATAAGCAGGCAAAATGCCTGCTTTAGTATATTTATTACTGTGCTGTATTAGTTTCAGTAGTTGTGCCTGAGTCTGTTGGAATACTTTCCGAAGTAGATACATCATTGGACGTTACTGTATTCGGATTTACTGGAGACGTTACTGTTGGAGATGGAATTGTTCCTGAAACAGCTGTATTAGATGTATCTGATACTGTTGGTTGCGGAATACTTTTAGCTGCAAGACCATCATCTGCAAAATCATCTTTTGTAGTATTATGGAAACGATATCCAACTTTCGCTAATTTTTGAGTTACTTCTTCAGGAATATTCGCAAAACCACGTTGATATTTATCATGTACTGCAAATTCTACTTCATACTCTTCAACAGAACCATTTTCACCTTTTCGTTTGAACTTTTTAAAACGGCCTTGATGATATTTTGCTTTAAATTTGCCAGTGTTTTCATTTTCTCCTGGAATTTTACTTTCAATTTCCCATACCTCATAAGCAATCTTATCACGAACTGCATCCTCAAATTCTTCACATAGAGGATCAGTGTAATTTGCTTTGGCAGTTGCAGAAAGCGTATTTTCTAATTTACCATCACTTGTATAACTTCCATCCATTGTTTCTTCAATGTCGAAATCATTTTCAAGTTCATTTTCAAATTCAGTCATAAACATCATTTTTGTAGCATCTACTTTTTCGCCACATTTTCTAAATAAGTAAAGTCTATCTTTACTATCTTTGTACATAACATAACCTCCTATAAAATTTCAAATTCAATATTAATTATCGAATGTAATAACGGCTCATCAGTCGAATTATCATCTATAGTATTTATAGTTATCTCTTTTAATCTAACTTGATAATCTACTATATTAATTGGTTTCGATAATATATCATCAACATATTTAACACACTGATCGTGTTCACCTAAATTATCAGCTTTACTCCAAACATCTATAGTTCCGGTTAAATTGCCATGAAAAGTGTTTAGAGTATAATCCGATTTAACTATCTTAAATTTTTCTACAACAAAAAAAGGATAAGGTATCTTATTAGCAATATCTTTAACATCTATAACTTCAATACCTAATCCTTGTAATAAAGTAAATACCTTATCAAAGAGTAATTGTGCGGGTGTATATTCAGTTGTCATAATTAACTCCTATCCATTTATTAACCTTTCTAAGTCCTCATGTACTTGTTTTTTTAATGAAAAATAAGTTGGAAAAATAAAAGGTTCTTTTCTCATATAACGTGTTCCATATTCTAAATAACCACTATAATGCTCATTAGATATGACTTCGTATTGTAAATGTCCAGTCTTTTTAGCTTTAATCTCTCTAGCTAAATTACCAGTCCAATAACCTTTTACAAAAGCTTGTTGAGCATTTTTAATAGCTAATTCAACACCTTCATTAGCATTGTTTTTTAAAATAAAATCTACGTCATCATCTATATCATTTTGCATAGATTTTAATTTTTTCAATAATTTACTATCACCTTGTATTTTCACTTAACAACCTCTTTGACATATAGTGATGTGCTGTGTTGATAGAACTTAATTTTTACAACTTTATATTCTTTTCCATCTAAAGACGCATGTGTAGGTGAATAAATAATTGATTTAGGGATACGAATTATATTTATGTCTCTTGCGATTTCACCAAATTCAATTCTTGCATTTTCAGCAGTTAAACAATTGATATTGCATGGAGTTATCTCAATTTCATTTTTATCTATTTCTTTACGCTTTGTTATAGGATTATATCTAGATTCAAATCGATGATATAGCGTCACTCTATTTTTATAATTCATTAATAAAAATGCACGAAGCCTTTCTTCTCATCTTTGAAATATAAATTATCTAATACTTTGCTATATTCATCAAAATCATGTAACTCATAACTACTAGATCGTCCATCTTGAGATTCTGAAGACATTCCTTCAGCTCCAATACGATTAAATCTTTTTGCTGCTACTTCAATAACTATAAATTCAATTTCTTCAGGTACGGTATCTTCTATTGTAGGTAACATCGCTAATAATTCATTTTTAACATTGTCTATTATCACAATGAGTTGTTTATCTTGTTTATCGTCTTCTATACCAATTCGCTTTTTTACATTTTCTAAAAAGTTCATTTAGCCACCAACTTATCCAGTTGTAACTGTAGTAGCTTTATCATCTTTAACTTTTACTTTGACTACTGCGTCAATATTTTCAGGGAATAATTTTAATGCTGACATTAAAACTGTTTCTGATGTTAAACGGTTAGATTGAATATCATGTAAAACACCAACAAATCCAGTTTCATCTGTTGCAAAGTTAAATGCACGTCCTAATTCACCATTAGGATTTGCATACGCAACATTTAAGTTTTCAGCTACAGTCATCCAAACCTCGCCTTGCGGAACATCAGAAAGTTCAATCACTTTAACGCTAACATAATCACTCAATAATCCCATGCCAAACAATGATCCATTTGAAACAATTAAACCATTAGCAATATGTTCTGCAGTATCATCGGGATTAACAAAAGCAATTGGTGTAACTGCACCATCAAGCACAGTAGTTAATCTAGCACGTCCTTTAGCTAATGCCCCTTGCAAATTCTTAGCTTGTAATGCTCGTTTGCCACTATCTAATTCTGTACCTGCAGCAGAACCTAATGCACTAGCAAAATCTGTTCTAATTTTCTTTTGTGCGTGTCTAATTAGTTCATGATCTGTTTTATTAACTGCGATATCAAAACCATGAGCTTGAATTGCTTCTGCTGTTGTAGCTTTACGATATTTGTCAAACGTTAATTCAATTGTGTTAACCAATGTACGTTTAACTTTTGTTAACGGAATTTCATCGCCCTCAGCCACTGTTTTATTACTTGGTTCTTCTACACTAAATTTATACATTTTAACGTTTGAACCAATATTCATTGGTAATTTGTTTGTTACCCCTAAAATTTCTAATAACTTATTAATATTGTCTCCAAGTCTATTCGCAAAATCAATAGACTTCGCTTTACCTAAAGCTTCTGTATTTGATAAATTTGTCTCTACTGTCATACTCTTTACCTCCTAATTTATGAAAATAAATTGATATTTTTCGCAATTGCGTTTTGACGTTGTACGTCATCTTTAATTGCCAAAATATCTTCCTTTGTCATTCCACTGGTTTGTGTATTAACTGGAGAGTTTTGTCTCAATGCTTTTTCTACATTAGATTGAACCATTTTATTTAAAAGATTAGAAAAAGTTTCAACATTCTTTTTAGTGTCCTCTGCATTTGAAGTAACTAACATATCTAATAAAGGTTCCTCAGTCACATCGATGCCTTCTTTATTTAACATCAATCGTGCTTCAGCTTTCATCTGTGATTTAGCATCTCTTACTTTATATTC